CTGTCATCTCGCGCCGGTCTTGGATGAGGTCACGCTTGGTTTGTTCAAGCCCCCATGCCACTGCGGCGGCAGCGTCATCCCATGTGTTGGTTTCGTGCATGAACTGGCACGATGCACCTGCAATCATCCCACGCACCAATGCGGTTGGAGCGTGTGGCAGGAGCTTGCCTTCCCAACGCAGAAGCACGCGGCGCGGGCAACTGTCCGTCAGGTCGGTCGAATGAATGGCGCTAATAGGCAACGTCATGGTCATGCTTCTTGTCGTGCCGACTCAAGTTTCTCTACGAGGTTCTCGATCGATGACTGCACGGCCTTGCAAGTCTTGAGTCGTGGGTTCGCGTCTTGTGGGTGTGTAATCATGTTGTGAACGGTGTGTCGGCATACGCCTGCGGCTCTTGCAATCTCACTGACGCTCAGGCGCTGCGTTCGCACTTGGTGAGCCATCCAATCGAAATCTACGCAAAACTGATTCTTAGAAGACATCCTGTTCCTTTGTGAGTAGTACTCCGCGTGTATACAAGCAGGTGTGTGGGATGCGCGGCCCCCCACACACCTGCGGCGTCAGTGTCCCGAGGGCGCCTCGGACACCTCCGCCTACATTAGTCAGAGTTGTCGGTGCCCTCCGCCTTGAACATCTCCTCGAACTTGCGATCGAGGATCGCCTTGCGGAACTGCTTGGTGATGAACTTGATGAGGTCGCCGCGCTGGAACACCATCGGCGTGTCGCTGATGTCGCTGATGTCAACGCCGGAGGCAGCGATCGCCGCCGCAGCCATGTCCATGCCCCGGCACATCTCCGCTTCGAGCGCATCCCACGCTTCCCTGCCCGGGTTGCTCTCGGACCAGCCCTCCATGACCGTGTCCCACTCGATCTCGCTGGGAGCGTTCCAGCCCTCGAAGTGACAGAGGACCGGGTAGAGGCGCTGGGCGTGATCGAGCAGAACGCTCACGGTTTCGGCAGAGTCAACGATTCCAAACGTCATGTGTATCTCCTTCAGGTTTGGGTTGTTCTGTGAACCACACAGATGTGGTCACTATTCTAGGTGATGCCGACAGGTTTGTCAACAGATGATATGAAAAACCCCCTCCCGGCTGACTGGTGCCGAAAGGGGGATGCAAAGAGTAGATCGACAGGTGGATTAGCCAGACGCCTCAGCCTGCGTGTCCGAGAGGTCGCACCCTGAAACGAGTTGACTACCAAGACCCCGCAACACGTTCGCAAAGGTCTTGGGCAAACCGAGGGTCTTGCCGTCCTGATCTACTCCGCCACAAAGCACGCCGTTGCCCACCAGAAACGGGTGACCTGCGATTGCACACAGCATGACGTTCATGGGCCTACCCTTGACGAGTCCTTCCTCGTCAACGTAGGCAGTGCATTCCTGCCCGTTCCAGTTGAACGTGACCGGCTCGATGTAGCCACCGACTCTGGTCTGAAACTCGACAAGCGTGTTGGGCATGTCTTCGACAGAGACGGTGCCATCTTCCGAGACGACAGCAACGGTAATCATTTCATCAAGCATGGGATCTACTCCTTACGATCTCTTTTCGAACGGGGACATAATCACTTTGTCAACCCCCCTCGTCAACAGCAATCAGGCGGGTTTTCGTTTTTTGTATCCAGTTTTTTCGGCCTTCGTCATTCCTCCGTGTCCGTAGTCTTCTTCTTCGCAAGCTCCGCTTGTGCCTTGCGCAGCTTCTCGCTGGTGACGTTGCCGTTGGTGGTCGTCTGCTCCAGCACTTCGGTGATGGCTTCAAGCACGGCGTGGATGGTCTTCTGCATGTTCATGGTTATCATCAATCCTTTCAGGGTTAGTTGCTGCACACGGGCTGGGGGGTTGAGTAGTTCTGACGGCACGATGCACCTGCCTCCTACATAAACCGCCCCCCTTGACAGTGCCGTCGCACCGTGCCCGTGGCCTTGCAAGATGTTCGGGAAAGCCTCCTGCGCCAGCAGCGTTGCCGCAGGAGGTACAAGTTGCAAACCAACGAGGCTTGCAAAGGAGATTGAAACCCTCCCCCCGGCTTGCGCCGAGGGGAAGGTGAAAGGACCAGCCAGAGGCTAGTAAAACCCTCACGCCACAGTGGCTGCGACGGAGGGCTCGGAGATGAATGCTCAGTCTTCTCTGTCTTCTTTGTCACGACGCATCAGGATGTCGCCCTCCTCGTCCTCGTCGCGCATCCTCCGATCATACTCGGATTCCTCGGACGGCGCATACTCCTCAACGTCCTCCCACCAGTGTTCCGCGATCTCGTGGAAGTCCACGCTGTCGAGGGCGATACGGTCGGTGCAGCCACTGACAATCAGGAGGTGCTTGCTCAAACGCTCCAGCTCCTCACCGAGAACGGTGACGCCAGAGCCCTGCTCCGCAACGCACCTGCAAATCTCCATGCGAGTCTTGTACGAGAGTTCGGTGTTGTCCACCCAGAGGGCGAACGCCCATGTGTCCCGGTTGGTCCACCCGTTGTATTCGCGGTCGTTGTCAGTCATTGTTATCTCCTTCTTCGAAGTTGTTGAAATACCTGACGTACTGCTTGTGCAGAACTTCAAGGTACGCTGCCATCCTCGGGTCGTCTTCCCCACCGAGATGCCGACGGAGAAGTATGTCCGTCCATGCAAACAACTGGCACGCCACGCTGTGTTCGCCATCAAGCTCGGTGTCGATCTTGCCGTGCATGATGCCAGCTGCCAGCAGGTGGGTGTGAAGCACCAGCTCACGAAACTCTTCTTCAGTGATGGTCACGTCAGTCATTGTCATCTCCTTCAGGGACTGTCGGTTGCAAGTGCAACAAAGGTGCGAGAGTCGTAAGCGCTGTGTTCGTGGGCCATGCAATCGAGAGCGTCTGCAAACTCCCATGCAATCCTGTCACGCTGTTCCGCAGCGCACAGACTTGGGTCGAGGTCGAGGTCGCGGATGATCTCTGCGATCTGTTCGTGGTTCATTCGGTTTCCTCCTCTTCGGTGTCCTCTTCGGTGTCGTCGTCGTCGTCGTTCTCTGCGTCGTTCTCTTTGAGTTCGTCGCTCTCGTCGGTCACATCGTCCTGCCACTGGTCGTACTCGTCCTGCACGGCGTCCTGCACACTGTCAGCGATGAACTCGTCGCGGAACTTGTTCAGGTAGTCAGTGACCATGTTCTCGATGTCGTCGTGAATGGCATCGCTGACCGCCTCGATTGCAGCATCTCTTGCGCTATCGAAGTTGTGCGAGTCTGCAAACGTAGGAGCCTCAACGTCGGGGTGCAGGTCGTCCGGCGTGCCGAAAGTTTCCGTGACGTGGCTAACGACCTCTTCGAAAAGCGAGCTGTTGTCGAGCCAGTCTTCGGCTGCGGATTGGATGTCGAAGGTATACATGGGTGTGGTCCTTTCAGGAGTTGGTGGTGATGCTGGGACAGATGGTGATGCTGGGGCTGATGTCACTGAGTGACGCGCCGTCGGTCAGGTCCCCAAGCTGCTGGGGTGTGACGAATGCGATGGTGCATCCGTCGAGTGTGTCGTGGGTTTCGCCGTCGGACATGACGACGATGGGGATGAGGGTCTGCATGGCTGTGTCCTTTCGTTGGGGCGGCAACTCGCCACCGATGTCCAGCCAATCTATCGGCACTGGTCAGGCTTGTCAACAGGGAAAGTAGAAAAAACTTCACCCCCCCGAAGGGGGGATTTCCGGGATTCCGGATTCAGGCAGCCTCGGCGGCCTCGATCGAACGGCTCACGGCTGCACAGGCTGCGGTCAGGGACGTGTCCTTCCAGTCGATCATCACGTCGGGCTTGACGTGGTCAAGCACGGGCTTGCTTATGTCAGCGCACCGTCCGTAAGCGTGACCTTCGGCGGAGGTCTTTGCGCTGTTCTGGAATGCGTTGAGCATGACGCAGCGGAAGAAGCCAAGGTGCGCAACCGTTGCGAGGGTGCGGGAGATGGTCGTCGGCTCGTTGGCAGGCTTGACCAGCGTAAGCTGGCTGAAGTTGGCAGCACCAAACGCTGTGGTGCCGTCGCTGACGCAGTTGCCCGCCCAGATCTCGGCCTTGCCGCCTTGCTCCTCGATTTGCATGGCACTTGCAACGGCAGCAGCACCACGATAGACAAGGTTCAGCTTGTCCTCGCCAGCCGACGTAACCGGATTGACCATGATGCGGACGATCTTGTGCGGAACTGCGGGCCGGTGCATGCGCTCCCACGGCTCGGGGTGGCGAGTCATGACCCGTTCGAGCATGAGGGTGTCGCCGTCTTCGAGGCCACGGAGACGCTTGCGGCGCGGCGCGGTGCCTTCGTGCTGCTTTGCAATCGCGGTCTGGATCTGGTCGAGGCACTCGTGCGCCCTCTCGACCATCCAATCCGGAGGATTTTCGAGCAGATCCAGCGTGGTCCGGCGGTCCCTGACCCCCAGAACCCACCGGTCGCGGCCCTTCAGGCGGTCGGCCTGCTTCACGCAGAACTGGCGGAAGTCACCCTCGTACCGAATCGTGGGGTTGCAACGAGTTGCAAAC